AGGTTTCAAGGCTCTAACAACCTCATCGGCTTTGCGTGCCAGATAACGACATCTGCCAACATCTTTAACCAATACTTTACTGCCATTGTCTTTGTCGGGAACATAAATATTTACCGTTACGGAGCCAGTCTGAAACTGCCCATCTAAACCAGTAAGAAACGATACAATTATATCCTCTTCCATAGGGTTTAGATCTCGTGTTCCTTCACGATAAACGTTACCTTTTATTTCCTTTGCAAGTTGGCTGTTTGTGATAATGTTGAAAACGTCCAGCTCTATTTCATCACCTGTTTTATTCATTTCAATTCAAAGCCTAATTGTTTCATAATCTGAGATACAAGTTTGTTAGCCAGCAGTTCGGAAGAAGTAAGGACATTATAATTACGGGCTTCTACATAAGCTGCGTAACTCATTCCAGTAGATACAATCAAGACAATACCGTTTTGATAGTTCTTTTTCAAGCTATCCAAATGCTTCTTTCCGTTTTGCCCACCTTTTGTGTTGGCAAAAGCACTTTCTTCCATAACTTCACCATTAAAAAGTACGGCATAGCCGATAGAGTTTCTAAGGTTTCCCGTTCTGTCTGTATAGTTGCCGTTTAAACGGGCTTCTTTCAGACACGCTTCACCGACATAGATAAAAGCCTTAATAGCTCTACCTATAACGGCTTTCTTGGTATCATCAAGAAAGTTGCTAAAAGCACTATCCGGCGTTTTCTTCGTGAATCCCATCAAACCGTAATCTTTACTCTTCCTGAACGATTAACAAACTCAATATCCTGTACTTCAAACTCACCCAAAAACTGTGTTCTATCATTGGTAAGTTTTACCGTATCAGCTTGAAAATCCCTACTTTCAATTAGGATCTCATAGCTTTTATCAGTAAACTTACCTTGTTGATAGATTGTGTTGCTATGCTTTACCGTTTTGTACAGACAACGTATAGGATCACTCCATGATACGGTAGAGATAATCGGCTCACCGTTACCATCCAAACCGCCACCAGATAAAACCTTATACTGTATTGTTCCGTTGTATTGCATAACTTACCATTGGTTAGAACCGTCTGATACAGAAGATTCTTCGACAAAATCAGAGCTATCTATATTGTACTCCCTACAAATAGCGGAGATACTTTTATTAATACGATCCGCATCCCACCCGTCAGAAATTCCACTTTCCGAATGGCTGTTTTCAGTCATTCCCTTAACGACACTGATAGCAGCCTTCACCAGTTCAACATCTTTAGGGATGAAGTTTTTAGAAGGATCTATACCATTATCCAAAAGGGTAAATTCAAGTACATTCTGATCCGGGTAGAAGCCGGAACATATTTTAGTGCATAAAGCACGGATAGCGTCTAAATTCGTCATAGGTTACTCTTTACATAAGATTTCAGAAAGAGCCTTGTTTTGCTCTTCTGTAAGTTCACCGAGTTTGTTGGTGATTGCTTGAACGCCAGCATTTTTATTGATTGAAACGCCAATCTCAGCCAAAGCACCTTTCACAGCACCGATTTCAAACTCTTTATCAAAAAGGTTAATTTTTTCGGGTTTCTTTTCTTCTTTGTTAGCCTCCTTGATAGCAGAAATACTGCAAATTCCTCGTGAAACAAGATCATTTACACGATCCAAATCGCTTGTTGATAGAGTTTCACCGACTTGGTAAATTTTCTCCTTGTTGTCCTTGTCTTGGAACTTCTTCAATACTTTTAATGTTACCATATTGCATAGTTTTTAGCCGACCAAAGAAGCTGCTGCTGCCTTCTGATCGAATTGTTCTTTCGTATAAAAAGTTACTCCCTCTTCTGCTTCTTCCGGCTCTTCAAAGCCTCTAACTTGCAAGCAGACAATACCGTTAATTTCAGTGATAACCGGGATCAAACGGGCAGATCCTTGTGTATATTCACCAGCCTTTTGTCCTGTAGATTCACCAGTACGCCATTTGGCTATACGAATACCGTTACCAGCGTTCATGTAATCTACATTGTCCTCTTCAAACAGCTCGTTATCTTCAATAGAAGGCTGGATAAAGCCAATCTTTCCAGCAGGTTTAAATACAATCATATTGTGATTCCAGGGATCTAACGGCTCACGTTCTCCGTCCTTTTCAATACCCACAAGACGGGTGATCTCACGAACTTTAGGCAGACCATTATCAGCAAACAAGGTGTTCAAGTCTGGGATAGTAACAACCTTGCCGGATTTGTCCTTACCGTAGGCTGCTTCTCGAATTGTAATATCTCTGCGGATAAATGCAAGCAGTTCAGGAGCCATCAGTAACTCTTCAAATACGACACCTTTATTTTTGAACAAGGTAACGATCATGGTAAGAGTTAGAATAATATCCAACTTACCAGCTTTTGAGTTAGCGTCATTCCACAATAAGGCTGAAACGAGTTTGTTAGCTTCATCCATCAGGTAATCAATTTCAAACTCACGTCCACCAGGGTTGTTGATAGAAGGAATGAAACGGCAAACACCGAAGTTTGATATAGCTTTCAGAATCATAAAATCAGCAGTATCTTTGCAGCCCAGATAAGCGTTTTCCACATCGTTACGCAAAGTCTTTTCAATCTGCTTAACCTTTTGACCGTCTTTCAAGAACGGAGATTTATAAACTTCCAGCAACTTGCGGTAAGTGGAAGCCTTCATAAAGAACTTATGTCCGACACGTGGAATTTCTTCATTCCAAATATCGAAACCGTCAGAACGTCTTAACGGAGTGGGGGATTCATCACCGATCAGGGTTGCCATCACACGCAAATGATATTTGCCCATAATACCCTCAGCTCTCAAAGAGAGTTGCGGAGCCTCCCAATCAAACCACTCATCCGAATAAGTTTTCTGAAACAATGCTACTTCACGTTCAGAAGCCTTATCCAGTGTCTTTTTCCACGTTGCGAGAAAATCAATAGGTTTGCCATCTTTAAACAAACCAGTAAAAGTTGAATAAATAGATTTCATTTAGCACCTCCTTTTAATAAGTTTGCGACAATCGAATGTGAGAGTTCGCTTTTAAATAGCGTTTCGTGCTATCCTTCATGCTGTCTGGAATAGGCAAAACACGTCTTTCCATTACAGCATATTGCATAGTGTCCTCTGTAACATCTATGGCTGTTTCAAACTCTTTTACAGTAACCTCTTCGATTGTTAAAGAGTTAGGTTCACCAATAACAGCAGCATTAGTAGAGTTTTCAACAACCTCTACAAGCACATCATCTACTGCCAAACCTGAGATCTCAGCAGAAAGTGTAATTACATACGGAGCGTTTGACACACCAGGCTTTTCAATAGACACAATAGAAGGAGCATTTTCAAAAGTTCCACTAACGGATTTAGCTTGTAACAGCTTATCTCCAACAGAAAAGCAGGGTGAACAATAGCCATTTGAATACAAAGTGATAACTTTCTTATCCTTTGTGCCGATAGCTTTAACCTTCGCTGTTTTTACAATCTGTACCTTTCTTGTAACTTCATCGAAAATAGCGAGTGTTCCGGCAGGGATAATATCACCTACAGAAAAACGCTGTTTCTCCCGATCCAGATTAAAACCGCCTGGTACAATTTGCGGACTGCCTGTGAAAATCGGTTTTTCACCGACAAATGAGATTTTTGTTCGTTTCATTGTAAAATGATTTATTTAACAATAATTGATTCCAGCAACGCATCAGAAGCCTCTTCAACATTCTTTGCGTTTGCTGTTTTTACACTCTCTGGATCTTCCGAAATAAGGTTTTGAGTTATTAAGTCTTGTTTCAGACCAGCGCAATAAGCATCTGGATCCTCTTCATCAGGAATAACCAAACCTTTTCTTCTCCATTCGGGAATACCATGCTTGTTAAGAGCTGCTTGAACGGCTGTTTCACGATCTTTCTTAGCTTGCTCTTGTTTCATTTTATCCATTTCCGCTTGAAGTTCGGAGATCCGTTTGTTTGGATCGTTATCAGGTTCCTTTGGCTCCTTCGGTTCTTTAGGTTCTTTGGGTTCCTTCGGTTCTTTTGGCTCCTTTGGTTCCTTCGCTTTGTTAGCCCACCTGGTAGCTTCACCTTGACTTTCTTTTGCCACATCTGCTATTTGGTTTGCTACTTTTTCGATTTCCGCTTCATCAGTAGAATCATCCTCAATGCTGCCACCCATTTTTTCGGTTATCGCAGTAAGGTACTTCTCTGATAAACCAGTGTCCTTACATAAGTCTTTGACTTTCTTAAAGAGTGTCTTATTCATATCAATATTACTTTAGTTATACTGCAAATGTAGGTAATATTTTCAATAACGGTGTATATATACGCCAATGTTTTTTATACTTGTTTTCTTCAAAATCAGAGCTATAATTTTAAAATATCTATTTTAATAAGTAGAATAAATTAAAGAGCATAGATTTTCGCAATGTTAAAAAATGCTTTTTCTGAAATTATTTTGCAGTGTTTTTGAAAAGCTATATATCTGATAATGATAATATTTCTATGTTTTACTTGGTAAATATTGGTAATACCACTTGAAAATATTACCTATTTCATTTGGTAATATTACCAATGTTACATATATTTGCAACGTAATAAAAACAGTTACACGAAAAGAATATAAAACTAAATACATTCAGATATGACACAGGAAGAATTTGAAGAAAGAACGGATTTAAAACTATCGGCAGGTGGTTATACGGAAGTAGAAGAGTGCTACATGAATACAGACCTTGATAAAGACGCTTTTTGTAAGTTGTGGATGGAGAACCCAACAGCCCTAAAAGAGATAGAGCGAAAGACGGTATTAGTACGTGAACTTTACGAAGAAAGAAAGTGCCTTACAAACCTTCTGATAGATCAAGCTGAAAAGTGGAGCGCATCAGATTTGAGAGAAAAGGCAATCGCCATGATCGGGGAAAAAGAGTATCTAAGAAGAAAGATCGCCAAAGGGTACAACCTTTGGGATGCTGATAAAAAATTACTTGATGAAATTCTAAGAAAATAAGATATGGCTATCAATTTCAGAAAATTAAAATCGCAAATTAAGTCATTCAAGCCGGAGGTTAAAGATGGCTACATCTTCATCGCAACAGACGAACAGAAGAATAACGGGTTATTCAGTATTGCAA